CCAAACGCTTTATCGACATTTGCCATGATCTTTGTCCTTTTTCAAAGGTTAATCAGTGTTCCCACCACGGGGTCCACCGAGTGACACACGGCTGTTTCGTTCTGGTGAATTAATCTTCATGCTCGAGTGAGCATTAGATTTCATCAGATCGTTGTCAGCCGCAGAAATTTGGTCCTGTGTCCGACTTGAATAGTATGCTCGACGTTCTTCGGCTGATTCCTCGGGAATACGTGCAAGCACCATTCCTCCAGAATTAATGACTCCGGCGTATTCGCCGTCTTCAATATGCGCTGTGTGATAATCAGGATATTCGTCGGCGCGAACCAGCTCATATCCTTCACGTAACTTCGCAGTCACGTTCATCTTATCTTCAGCACCAGCGATGTTCATCCTAATCCAGCGGTGTCTATAACCCTCAGGAGCAGGAGGAGCATCCAGCCTAGAAGGTGGTGCCCATGGTTTGCGTTGCGCAGTTGCCTCACGAGTTTCAGTATCGCGGCTAGTGCGTTTTAGGGATGGTACTTTTTTAACGTCATCACTCATAGGATCAGTCCTTCACATGTCTGGCATAGTCTTCAAGAGAGACTCCCAGTTTTTTGGCTATCGCAACCTGACTTGGTGTCAGCTTTACAGTGCGGCGTGCGTTATTTACTCCCGATGAACGGGTTGCAGGTGCCACCGTTTGCACGGGACGGGACGACCTGTTGTCTTTTTGCGCAGGCTCTTCGTACTCCTGCGGAAACATTTGGCGCATGCGCCTATCTATTTCATCATAATACTCGTCGGTCGTCGGGTCAAACCCTTCGTTTTTAACCAACTCGTTATGAATTCCGTACACAGTATGCGTCATTACGGTGTTCGTGCCAAACCATGGGTTACTTTCAGCCCATTCTTCGGCCCTAGCGTCCGGCTGTCTTCTTGGCTGAAGCACCTCAGGCTGTTCCTGCTGGACAGGCTGTTGTGCCTGATGCTGTGCCTGTTGGACCTGCTCACCTAAACGCTGTTGCTCGTAGACCAGTGAGGTCAAACGCTGTTGTGCCTCAGTTTCGGTGTCAATGTCACCTTCTTCACGAGCTTTCCTAATTACCTGTTTTAACGCAGTAATCTGGGATTCAGCCCTGTTCTGAGACTCCGCCAGCCTTTCAGTGCTGGTCTGACGATACTGCTCTTGCAGAGAAGTGTTCTCTGACTGCATTTTTTTCGCATATTCTAAGGCGGCTTCTTCGCGGCGTTGAGCCTCACGAAGCCTAGCGGTCATCTTATCAATGCGCTTTTTAACCTTAGTAGAATACTCGTCAAGGTCCTCACCCTTAGGCTCTTCCTGCTCGGCGGCTTTCTCAGGCTCAGGAGCGGCCTCCTCTTCTACGACAGGAGCCTCCTCTTGTTCAGCGACTTTGGCATCACTACCGTCTTCGTTCATTTCGACAGTAGTTTCCTGCTCATCCTCGCCAACATTAAACTGTAATTCGTCTGTAGCTTCTTGTGTCACTTTTATATCCTCACATATGCAGAATGTTTTCTGGGTCGCTTACAACCCCAAGAATCTCATCGTCATTCAGTAGCCTGATCTCTCCGCCATCTATCTGCAATCGAGACCCTGCGTACTTCCCAAAGATTATCCAATCGCCTTCCTTACACCATGGCCCCGTTGGGTACCTCGACTCATCTGAATATGCTAAATCGCCCATCTTCAAAACATAGCCCACGTTGGTGGCTAACTGTGTTCTCTTCTGAGTTTCTTCAGATAAGACAATCCCGCCCTTACTGGTCTTAGCTCCGCGATAGGGCAGAATAGCTATTCGCCAGCCTGTAGGTGATGGAATAAGGTCTAAAATGGTATTAGATAACCCCTCTTCTGATATCTTGCCATCGTCGTTGTAGGCGTCATCAAGAGAAGGCTTCTTGTCTTTTTTGTTTTGCTCCCACTTCTTTTCAAGGGGAGTCAATTCAGCTTCTGCCATGTGCTATCGTCCTCTGGTTTATAATTCTTCTCGTTTTTCTAGCTGTGTTTTCACAGCATCTTCAACAAGTCTTAAACCTTCCAGACGACCCATGAGATACTTATAGCGTTCCATATCGGTAACGCCACTGAGAATCATTGTCTCAGTGTCCCGTTCTAGCTTTCTAATTTCTTTCAGAACGCTTTCCGCGAATTCCAGCATGGTGTATCCATGTTATGCAGACGATTTAGCCTCGTCTGGTTGGCTTTTTCTTCTTTGCAGGAGACTTGCGTGCAGTGCTAAGTGCAATCGCTATCGCCTGTTTTTGTGCTTTTTTCTTACTGCTTGGTTTACTTGAGCCGATCTTACCAGTTTTTTTGTAAGACGACACAATTTCCTTAATGTTCTTTGATACGGTCTTCTTAGATTTTCCCTTCTCCAAAGGCATCGTATTATCCTTTCGGCGCGTAGATTCTTTCTCTAGCTACTTCGCTACGCTGATCTGCAATCTTCTCTTGTGACTGAATCCTTGCATCGCTTGACCTAGCATTCTCTTGAATGCGCATCTGCTCGTTAGCGATCTGCTGTTGCTTGATCTGGGCATCAGCCTGATCCTTAGCCGCACGTTGCTGGAGTTCCTGCTCCTTCAACTGAACCACTGGGTCAGCCTGTGGTGCGCCAGACAGCTCTGTCTGCATGGCCTTCATTTCCTGCAAATATTGCGTAACCTTCAATGCAACAAGGGCCTCTTTCTCGAGGTCCGATGCCATCTTGTCTGGGTCTGTGCCGTACTGCTTGAAGAGTTCTGCCTCAGCGTCCTCTTCGGCTTTCAGTCTAATGTGCTGGAGGGTATGCTTTTGCAGTTCTATTGCCGCCATGGGGTTAGCTTGTAACATGGGCGACATTCCCATAATCAAGTGAGCGGCAATGTGCGCATCGTGTTGCTGTCCTGCAAATGCTTTGAGCTCCATGCCATCAATTACGTTGATGTTCTCAGTGGCTGGGTCCACAGGCATCTGGTTGGTCTGAACCTTCAGAATGCCATCGATGTCACGCACGTTAAGTGCCTGATACACACGGTAATAGGCTTCATACATGTTGTGCATCTGCGGCGCACTTTGAGCTAACTGCAACTGGGTTTGTGCCAGTGTAATACGCTGTGCGGCAGAGAAGATATTGGGGTCCGCCATAGGCAGGACCGCAACCATATCGTCAAAGTCTTTCTGTTTGATAGTACGAGAAGCACCCGGTACGTCGTATGGGTACTCGTCTGGCAAGAAATGACCGAAGCCTTCTGCCAGCATCTCAAATTCTTGTGTCTGGGCGTAATAAAGACGCTTGTGAATGGCTGACATCACCATCGAGCCACGTTCTAACAGCGCAATTGTCGTTCCTACCGCCGCCTGCTGGTTTGCATCGCCGACCTGCATGTCTGCAATGCTGGCAAGACGCCTACCGGCATCAACAGTGAAGCCTAGTAGTGTAAATAGGGTCTGAGAGGGCTCTTTGTAAGGCAATGGAAGCAGAGAACTGGCTAATTCTGCGCCGCCAGCGTCAATATCACGCCATTCGCCGGGTTGAATCGGGTTATCGTCGTCTGCAATACGCGCACCCTTGGCTTTAAAGCCAGCAGGGAGGTTAGATAGCGTGCCTGCGTCCAATAATTGGCGCAATGCCATGGTTGCAGTCTTAGAAAGGCCGCCAATCAAGTGAACAAAGCCTAAACCGTAGGCTCCGGGGCCCTCTACTAGCACATAATGGACAAAATATTCCCTTCTGCACTTGTATTCGTCGTTTTCCAGCCAGTTTCGGCGCACGCCGACGACCTGACCGCTGTTTTCGTCGATTGTAACGACGTAAGGTAGCTTAATTCCTGTCTCTTTGCCCTTTTCATCAACATCTTCGAAGCCCGGAATGTCCAAATCGACCTGAAATTCCAATAAAAATATCTCTTCAGGCTCTCCGGTAGCTTCAACACCAGTAACACGGTCAATTGAATAGCGAATATTGTCGTTAGAAGACGATGAAGACTCGGGTTCAATGGCTACATCAAGGTATTCACCCGCCACAACGCGCTTTCTGAACTCATTTTCGTCCATCGAGATTCGATGTGTGATGCGCGGACACTCAGAGATAACACTTGAGCCGTTATATGGGATGTATAAATCGTCTGGCAGGACCAATCGGGACACCATTCGACCTAACTGCTCATCGTAATAAACCTTTTTGAAGGTCGAACCACCGTATCCAGTATAGAAAAGTAGCTGATCGAACTCCGGCGTGTACTCTTTCATCACCGTTGTGATCTGATAGTTCATAAAATCCTGCACGCGAGACGCCTGCTGAACCTTATCAAGTGTTTCTTTACCTAGTGTCTGAGTTCTAACCGGACCACCGGCAGGCATTAGCTCTTTGAATGCCTGAGACTGGAACTGAACAATCGCCTCGGTAAGCATTGGATGTACCGCGCCAGCGGCACCACGGAAAGGACGGGTTCTTTCTTCGATCTTCAAGCCTAATAGCTCAAGGCCCTTGGCATACATTTCTTCCCAGTCTTCACGAGAAGCACTATCCGCCTCGAACAAAGCCAGTAGGTCTATGGAAATACGGGACAGGTCACTTGGGTCAAGGACTTCAGCAAGGTTGCTGTAAAAATCTACGTCATTCTCTTGAGAGACTTCAACAGTAGCACTGCCGTCCTCTTCAAGAACAACTTCAATCTCAGGGGCTTCGTCTGAAATTGCAATAATCTCAGAGTCAGGAGCAAGATTTACGACTTTATCGACTGCCATAGCGGTAATCCCTAGATATATCTGCGCTCATTATACACACGTTCTACGTTGCCGCCACGTTTGAAGTATTTAGGGGGAGGACCGGGATCAATCAAATGCTCTGGGCTTTCAACAGGTCGCGTCTTCGCTTTCTTAGCTAATACTAACGGACCTACTTGAATAACCTGTTCTGCGTCAGCCACCGGCATGCCGTCTGCCTTACGATAGAAATAGCTGTGCCTAAACGGATTCATGCCAACTTCTACCCAGTCACCTGCGTCAGGTGCAGTGCCGTCTAGTATGCTCTTAGCCATCTGCTCAACTTCTGCTGGGTCCATGTTTTTCCATGCACCGTTCACTCGAGCAATGGTTCCTTTGGGAGTTTTTCCGGTTGCCATGCCCAATGCCGCTTTAGCATTAGACTGGAAGGTTACATCGTCTAAAACAGCGGTTTGTCCATACGCAAGTACGTTACCATTTCTAACAGTGCCATCATGAAGCGTCACGACCCAAGTGTCATAATCTCTATACGCGGGAATATCTAGTCGAGAGGAGATCATTGTGCCGTCTGGGATATCTGTGTTTACTCCCACTATGCCACCAGTGTTCGTTTCATCCCGCTTCACTAGCGACATGGCTATTTCTTCGAGAGAGGGTCTCTTAGGAGCTTCGCCTATAGGAACAATAGGCATCTTGTCTTCAACTACCTTAAGATATTCTTGAGTAGTTATCTCACCGTTTTGAAGTTTTTTTGCGGCATCTTCAACTTCAGGCACGCGCTTCTGCGTAATGCCTTTATTAGCGTCGCGGTATGCTTTTATTTGATCTTCAGTAAGACCTAGCTTTTGTTTAGCATCCCCAAGACTACTTCCGTAGGTTTGGAAGAGAATCTTACCCTTATTATCTTTTACTATTTTCGGGCCTTTACCGCCCCTGTCAGGCACAGACGTTACTGCTTCTTCGCCTTTGCGGTAGGCGGAGTTAAGCTCGAGATTCCTTGTCCAGCCGTACTTGTTGGCGAACTCGGTTTCGACCGCTTCGATTCTGGGCTCAAGCTCCGTGACGATATCACGAACGACTTGCTGAAGATCGGGTCGTCCGGCGAGTCTACCGTCGTCCAAATACCCTTCGCCATTTACTTTCTCCTTCCAGTTGTTTCCTAAGTATCCTGTATCAGCGGTGAACCTACGTGCATTAAATGACTCACCACCCTCGAATTCTATATCACTTAGTGCCTTGTTTACAACCTCTTGGAAGTCAGTATTTGGCGTCTCAAGATAGTCAAAGTTAATGATCCTAGCACCTGCTGGGTCGCCTATTGGGTTGTACTCCCCGTGCCCTGCGTACTTACTCAAGGCTTCAGCAAACGCTGAGGTTTCGTTAGGAGTCAGCGGACGACCTATGTCAATCTGGACGCCGTTTGCTCTTGGGGCACTTAGCTTGGCAACGTACTGTGGCCTGTGGTATCCAACGCCGTCCTGCTTCATCAAAATCCCGCGAACAGCCGCATAAACTGCGATCTGATCGCTTGCCGCTGGTTCCATGGCTCCTTGGACCAAACCGACTTCACGGGCAAGTTTCTCTTTCGACCAGTTTTCTGCCTTGGCCTGTGCTCGTATTGCGTCCTCTCTGGCGGTTATTCCAAACTGTCTTGGGGCAACCACTTCAGTTTGCGTGCCGGGAGAAACTCTTCCTTCAAAATATCCCGGTGCCTCAAAGTCGCCGGGGGACATAATGCCTAGTCTTTGAGCAACGATATCACGGCCCTGATCGTCCAAGAATGCCTTAGATATAGCGACGTGGTAGTCGTTAATTACTTCGTATGGCGCATCGAAAATCTCAGGCATGTGGGTGTTTGTTCTGCCCGGTATTGACTCCCAACTTATCTGGGCCAGATTCTTTTCTGCCGCATCTGCGTAGTCAAACTTAGCTCCAGCCTTGTCCGCCTCTGTAGGCGTATAGGCAAGGGACTTCTGTAGCCAGAGGTTACGGTGTTTTTCTGGATCGTCTAGGACTCTGACGTTCTTGCCGTTTACTTTTTCGTAGTGCATCCAGCCTTTAGCTGTGGACTCCGCTTCGACAGCCTTCTTAATGTCTGGATTTTCCATTCTTGCTTTAAGGTCTACCCAAACAGCCGCCTGAACCTGTTGTGGCTCCCAACCAAGGTCGTTAGCTATTCGTTTTATTTCGTTTTCAGCAAACCTATATTGCGCAGGTGTTGGCACATCGCCTTTATAGCCAAAGGCGCGCATCATCCAGATATCAATAGTGGCCCCCTGCACTCGAGAAGGATCAACAGCCACCATCAGGTTTTTATAGAAGTTACCTGTCTTGACACCATAGACATCCTCTTCTGGAGCGGCATCAAACATGGCCTGTAGCTTCTTGCTCATTGCTCCAGTGTATGTGCCTGTCTTAATCGGTTCCCCGTTTCTCCATTGGTTATATGCCTGTAGCGCATATTCAAAGTTATTTGCTACTGGGGTCTGTGGAGAAGTAATGGCGACTGCCTGAATGATCTTGTCTGCGGCATCTACGTCACCGCCTACCAAGTCAAGTATCTGCCTGCCGCTTCGTTCATACCAGAACCTACCGTACTCGCCTTCTTTGGCAAGGTTCTTCATTGACTTAACGATAGATGCTAGTTTCTGTGGAGTATCGATCCCCTCCGGCGCGCCAATATACTGGCCTGATTTTGTTCTTGTCCTTCTTGTTACTT